AAAAAAATTGTAGGTTTATATTTACTTGCAATTTCAAGAATCGTATTATTGAACCTCTACATAGTAGAACTACTGTTATTGAATTCAACGTTAGAGGAAAGGTAAAACAAGAACTTGCAGCATCATTCTTTGAAAGATGTCGTGGCATTCTAACTGCCGAAGATGTTCCTTTCTCAGATAAGGTTGTTGCAGAAGTTGTTAACAAATATTTTCCAGACTTTAGAAGAACACTTAACGAACTTCAAAAGTATTCATCAACTGGTTCTATAGATACTGGAATTCTAGCAGCATTAGGCGATGCTAATATGGATGCACTTGTTGCTGCATTGAAAAGTAAAAAGTTCAATGATGTTAAGAAGTGGGTTCATGCTAACTTAGATGCTGATCCTGTATCTATTATGAGAAAGTTGTATGATAGTGCATCTGGTCTAATGGATGGTCCTAGTGTTGCTGCAGCAGTTTTAATCATTGCTGAGTATCAATACAAGTCTGCTTTCGTAGTAGATCAAGAAGTAAATCTTCTTGCCTGTTTAACACAAATAATGTTGGAGTGTAATTTTAAATGAATCTTTTTATATCATGTCCACCAGTTTATACTCTACCTGGTACTTGGACTAAATGTAATGCAATTATTCCACATTACAATGCTGACCCTAATCAAACATTTGGTATATCACTCTTAGTAATCCTAGTGTTACTATCAGGGTATGGAGTCTATAAAGCATTCTTTAATAATAAAGACTTAACAGATCAATGGGATGAACACGATGACTAAATTAATGAGAAAAAGAGAAAAGATTAGAGCACAAGTAAAGTCTAGATTTTACTATTTGTTCTGGGGAACTGCAACTCTATCTGTTGTGGCAGGTCAAATTTATCTTGGCACATCTTATCGTGCTATGGCAAGATCAATGAATAGATGGTTTGAAGAGACCATTGATATTATGCAAATGCCACTTACAGGACCTAGAGATGGTAGAGGATACTATCAACCAATGCCCTCCTCACCAGATGACTATGAAAGGTATCCGATTATTCAATGATCGTTACAAAAACTGCTCTCAAGACTCCTCTTCGTTATCCTGGTGGTAAGTCTCGTGCTATTAAAAAGATGGCACAATTTTTTCCTGAGATGAATGAGTATACAGAATTTAGAGAACCGTTTTTAGGAGGAGGATCTGTTGCACTGTATGTGTCTCAGGTTTATCCTCAGTTAGATATTTGGGTAAATGATTTGTATGAACCCTTATATTGTTTTTGGAAAACACTTCAATTACAAGGAGACAAACTTACAAAAGAATTGCAACAAATAAAACAAAGACATCCAGATCGAAGTTCTGCAAGAGTTTTATTTGAAGATGCCAAAGAGTATTTGGCAAAACCAAAACGTGATCCCTTTCATACAGGAGTTGCTTTTTATGTTGTAAACAAATGTTCTTTTAGTGGTTTAACTGAGTCTTCATCTTTTAGTCCTCAAGCAAGTGATTCAAACTTTTCTATGAGAGGGATTGAAAAACTCAAGTACTATAAGATGGTAATTAAAGATTGGAATATAACTAACTTATCATACGAACAACTTTTAGTTGATGATGCTACTGCATTTGTTTATTTAGATCCTCCATACGATATCAAAGCAAATTTATATGGAAAGAGAGGAACAATGCATGTAGGATTTGATCATGATAGATTTGCTGTAAAATGTGATCAATGTGATTTGGATCAAATGATATCTTACAATTCTTCCAACCTAGTAAAATCAAGATTTGTTGATTGGAATCCTCAAGAATATGATCATACATATACCATGAGATCTGTAGGAGACTACATGAAAGATCAACTAGAACGTAAAGAACTTCTTTTATTAAATTATGACATCGAACTATCCTCTTAAGGATTATCTAAATTCAATTAATTATTCCAAACAGTATCTGATGGGAGAAGATGAAGATCCTGGTTGGGAAAAGAAATATCCTGCATACGTTATTAATAAATGTATGTCTCACCATATGGATACAGTAATGTTCGCAAATGAAATGAATTTACATTCAACACTGGACAATCGTTTGCAATATGATTTTTTTATAAATATCGTCAGAAGCCGCAAGAGATTTTCACCTTGGGGTAAAAAACAAAAGATTGATGATCTTGAACTTGTCAAGCAATATTATGGGTATTCCTATGAGAAAGCAAAACAGGCACTTGAGATACTCACTCCACAACAAATTAATTTTATTAAAGATAAATTGAACACAGGGGGTCAGTAACATGAATGAACTTAAAGAAGTTCAGTGGAATAGAAATGAAATGGTGGAAGTGAATTTAAAGGAACCTGATGACTTCCTTAAAGTTCGTGAGACCCTTACAAGGATAGGTGTAGCGTCTAGAAAAGAAAGGACTCTATATCAATCATGTCATATCCTTCATAAGAAAGGACAGTATTACATAGTACACTTCAAAGAATTATTTGCTTTAGATGGTAAGAAAGCAAATCTATCTGAGAATGATTTACAGAGAAGAAATAGAATAATTAAATTATTATCTGATTGGGGATTAGTAGAAATAGTTAAAGAATCTAGCATCAAAGATGCTGCACCATTAAGTCAGATCAAAGTAATTGCGTATAAAGAGAAGAGTGAATGGTCTCTTGAGTCCAAATATAACATCGGTAAAAAACGTCAAGTCGTAGAATGATATATAGTGTAGTGTTATCATATCCGCATAATGGCTTTAAAAGAAGAACCAAAAAAGACTGAGGAAAAACCAAAAGGTCCTCTTGGTAAACTTAAAGAAGTAGCTGAAGATAAAGAAGAGCAACTTCAATACTTAGCAACACTCATAAGAGTGATCGTTCTTGTATGGTCCGCAGGAATTTTAACTTTAAATTATGTTAAAATACCAGGTTACGAGAGAGGAGAAAGAATTGATCCAACTTTCATAGCTTCGGTCTTCACAGGTACATTAGCTACTTTTGGGGTCGCTGCGGGTGGTAAGAAAAAGAAAGATGCTGATGGTGGTAGTGCAAACATATCTAAGAAAGATATGGAGTTTCTTATTGCTAAGGCATCTGAAACTGCACCTGCTCAAACTATCAGAATCGAATCTGGTCCTGTAAAAATTGTCCCTGATACTAAGTAATTATCATGCAAAAAATTATCAATGTACTTGCTATTGCGTCTAGCGTTGTATCTCTTACCGTTGTTGGCGGTGGTGTGTATCTTTATACTCAAAAGGATGCCATCATAGAAGATATTAAAGAGAAAGCATTAGGTTCTCTTTCTGGTGGAATCAGTGATGCATTACCTGGTCTTGTAGATACAAGTATTCCAGATGCAACTGGTGATGCAATGCCATTACCTAAAGTTCCTAGTTTTTAAGAGGTTATTATGAACGTTAAATGGATATCAATCGGAGTGGTTGGTAGTTTATTTGCAGTATCTCATCTGGGAATGATAGGTTATATTGCTAGTAGAAAAACTGAAGGTCAGTTACCTAAGATAGACATTCCTGTAGGTGACTATACATCATATGCTATACAGGCAGACAAAGATGGATATAAGTTAAGTTATACTGCTAACGATCCTAAGACTGCATACATCACTAAGGACATCAAAGAGAAGGGTGGTTTCTTAGGACTAGCAAATGAAACTACTAAGGTAGTAGAAGAATACTTTATGGATGGTCAGATCAACCAAGGCGGTCCTGTATCTAACAAGAGATCTTGGATAGATCAACCATCTGGTCTTACACAGGCACAGAGTGAAGAGATAACTGCCTTTCGTAAAAGCGAAGAATGTATCAAAGCAATCGGAAGTGCAGAAGGCACAGGACGTTTGGTGGGTACATCGATTGGTGCTAGTGCTGCTCCTGCTCTTAGTGGTATCCCCTTTGTTGGTTGGGTTGCTGCTGGTTGGGTCGCTATGTTTGGCGGTAATCAGGGAGCTGATATAGGTGGTAATATGGCAGAGGACTTAAATAAGAACTGTTAAAGAGGTTTCTGAAAATTATCTTTGTATCTGTTAATGATACTTTTCTTAGGACGTTTGAAGGGAGGTAGTCCTTTCTTTTCACGATACCTATTACAATTTAACTCACTACGACTTAACTTAGGAGGTTCTTTTCCGAACTTTCTCTGCAAAGTTGTAGTGAGTTTTTTAATGACTGGTTTTATAACTCTCAATAGTAATGGTGTTGCAGCAGCAGATGCTGTAGCTACCACTGCGATAGCTGCTGTTACGCTAACTTGATTTGTACTTGGTAGGAATTTTTCGACTGCTGTAGTATCTTCATACAACACTACACAGGTAGTTCCTTGTAGTTCATGACCTACTACTTTCTCACTACCATCTTGTGTTAAGTCACCTACTCTAGGTTGATTAGGTGCGGGACATTCAGTTTCCTTAGGTGGATCTACAGGTGGAACCTCAGGTGTATCTACCTCTGGTGCAGGTGGTGGTTCAACAACAGGAGGTGGTGGTGCTTCTATTTCCATTTGTAATTGCTCTGGTGTATAATCCATAGCATCATAAGAAGGAATACCTGCATCACAGAATACTAATACGTTATCCTCGTCGTCTTCAATTATAGTATTACTTTTATCACTTTCCTCATGTGCTTCAACACAACCAGGCACATCAATAATAGGATTACCTATTATCACTGTAGCAGGTGGATACTTAGGCACTGAATGTACAGGACTATCGATCAACCATTGTGGAATGTTTGGAATAAAAACCTGAGTAGTTCCAATGGTTTGAACACCTGCATTATTAATTTGGATGTTAGGTATAGTCACCTTTTTCTACGTCTTTTCTTTTTAAAAAATTTTTGATATATCGGTCTAACTAAAAATAAATCTAATAACTCAACCAAAAATACTAACCCTAGAAAGGTCACTACTCCCGCTAAAACCAGTCCTTCAAGTATTTTCAAAAGTATTTTTTTCATTTGATACCTATGGAAACTTCTTTTAGATCACTGGCATTACCATTAGGGTTAAAGCTTACGCCTCTTTCTGGTTTAGGTATGCTATGTGCGTGTGGAGCTATGTTATTCACATTCTGTACAACAACATCAGCACATACAGCATAGTATGGTGACTTAGGATGGAAGGAAATACCAGCTTTTAATAATTCTCCACAATTTTTTAATCTTGCGATCTCAAAATCGAGCCTCTTGTTGGCTACGGTTTGATTCATAAGTGCTATATTTGCATCTGCTGCTTGCTTACATTGCTCTTGTAGTTTCTTATCTAATGGTTTAGACCATGTAGCAGACACACCAACTGAGAAATTATAGTTATCTTTCTGTGCTGTTCTTGTAGGAACGTGATACAAAATATTACCTGGATTGTCTAACACACCATCATCATTCAAATCTGACATGTCGTACACTGGTGAATCCCAATATGACTCAAACGGTTTTTGTGTTGATGCTGTGCCTGTAGCATATGGCGTAACGTTCAAGGTAGGACCTTGACATTGTATACCATTACCATATGTGTTAGTTATATACGGACCTTGTAAAACTTGTATAGCTTGATTGGTCACCGAGCCTGAAGAATTGGCGATCGGAGACGCAGTAGCACTAACACCACCAACAGTTTCTGCACGAACACTAGGCATAAACCCAGTGATAGCAAGGGATATCGCTATTGTTGAAAGATACTTGTTGTGTCTGTGACGCTTGTCACGGTGGTTTCGCGTTGTATTATTGTGTGATTCGACAAGCCTGGACCTTGCATCGTTTCTGTGTATTGAAACGCTGCACCTGGTGTTGTCTGTGTGAAGGTGGGTGTTGTCCCTACTCCTGTCCATGTTGTATTCACTCCCTCAATAGTTACATTTACAGATGTTGTTGTGGGTGATAAATTATCAGTTGATGTTATTCCATTTCCCGTTACCGAAAATTGGTAGCCTGTATTATAATCCATCGAATTTATGGTCTCTTTCACCGTAGAAGTCGTTTCCGTGTGGGTAGTCATCGAGCCTTGGGTGAAATTTGGTACCACAGGCACTGCTATGACTGGGTTTATAGCACCACCCATAGCTACAAGAAGGAATAGCTTATATGTATTCCTCATGATTATTAATCGAAGATAGTAACTTCGCTTACGAATTGACCTGTTGTAGATGTACCTACGTTACCTGTACCTGTTAGGGTAATTGCATGAGCAGCAGTAAGAGTACCTGGTGCATTAGTGGAATCGTTCTGAGTTCCTGCATTTGTAATTGATACACTACCAAAGTCTGTGTGATCGGAACCTGTTCCAGCAATATCACCTATAGTCCATGACTGAGCAAAGGAGAATGATCCAGTTCCATTAGTTGTTCCTTGACCTGCTGTGATTGTGCCTACTGATCCAACACCAGTTGATGCACTGTAAGTGTTGACACCTAAACCACCAGTTACTGCATCATTGCCAGTTCCGTGAGTGGTAGTAACATTGGTTCCAGAGATTGAGTAAGAGTTACCAATCCTTGAGTAAGTGGCTTGTTGTGAATCTACAGTATGTTGAAGACTAGACTGATGTCTAGTAGACAATCCACCTGCATGAGCAGCACCACCGAAAGCCAATAACATGATAAGAGGTAAATACTTTTTCATTGTGAGTTTATACGCATTGACGTACAACTATATAGGTGTGCTAATCCTTACACATATGTTCGGAGTGTACTGTTTATTCTTACCTGGGTTTATGGTTAAATAGTAGTGTCGCCTTCGGGGACAAACACTAAATCTCGCTTATTAAAGGAGCCTAAAATGGGAATCACAAAGTGGACATCTAAGGATGTCGATAAAATTTTTGATGCAGCATACCGCTATAGTGTAGGATTCGATGATCTATTCAATCGATTCCATGCATACGGAACTGGATCACCGACTGGACAATACCCTCCATATAATATTGTCAAAGAGTCAGCAGAAAAATGGAGAATTGAACTAGCACTCGCAGGTTGGTCAGCAGATCAAATAGAAGTATCAACCGAGCAAAACGTATTGTTAGTTAAATCAAAAGAACAAGATCCAAGTACACAGGAAGAAGAATACGTTCATAGAGGTGTAGCATCCAGAACATTTACTAGAGGATTCAACCTCTCAGATGATGTAGAGATTGGCAAAGTAGAGTTTGTTAATGGAATGCTAACAATCGATTTACAAAAGGTAATTCCAGAACACCAGAAAAGACAAGTCTATGACATAGGTTAACTAAAACTTATGCAGTTCTTAACCTGTAGTTAAAGATACAAAACACTCACTTATGCTATATTAAGTGGGTGTTATTTTTTTTAAACAAATGAAAGCATTAGCAGTTGCATTGCTCCCTTTACTATTGACAAGTGGTTGTGCAAATGCAAGAACAAGGTTGAGTGGTGCAGGTGCATCATTCCCATCTAAAATCTATACTCGTTGGTTCTCAGACCTAGCAAAGTCTGGTGGAGCAAGAGTAAACTATCAGGCAGTTGGATCTGGTAGCGGTAGAAAAGCATTTATTGATGAGACAGTAAACTTTGGTGCGTCTGATGATCCTATGAAAGATAGTGACATCGCTAAAGTAAAACGTGGTCTAGTTCAGATACCTAT